GTTATATGCCTCATCAACGAGAGACTCTAGCTGTTCACAAACTTCTGCTGCTTCTGCTTCCGACATGATAACCTGAGTTGAATACTCACCATCCTCTACGAAGCGTGTGTCAGGCTCAAAGACTTTTGCCCACTTTGCCTTACCTTTAATTACAATCATGTGTTACTCCTCGATTGCTACGTTTTTGCCGATTGGCTAGGTTGTAACTTTAGAAATCAGGCAAAGAAATAGTCTGATTTCAACACGTTACGGATGTCTAGGCTACCACTTGTAGGTGGTTGAGGTACATCCTCAGTGCCTAATACTGTTATAGCATGTTGTCTCAACTCTGTCAACACATCATGCTGTTCATACATATTAACAAACTCTTCACGTAGTACCTCACTGAGTAGTGGCATCATACTACTATGTGTTCCATAGCTATCATGTACCATAGCAAAGTCGTGGATGCCTAACGTGTTAGCTTTGTTAATAGTCTTGGTCATAGCTGATGCATCAAGACTATGAATAAAGTTAGGGCTTGCACCTAACCCTGTTCTATGCCTGTGAACTGTGTTCTCTTTCTCTTTAGGAAAGGATAGTGATACTACCTCGCCATTGATGTGAGTCTTGATACGCTTCTGCTGTGATTGACTGTACTGTTGTAGCACAATCCATCCAGTAGGTGTGACCCACTCCATATGCTGTCCCAACTGAGCATAAACTTCTGCCACGCTCTTCACATAGTCCATGACCTTACGTGCTGATACAATCACATTCCCAATGGAATCCCACACATGTCCAGCCATGTAATTACTTGCTTCAAAGAGATCATCACCGAAAGGATTTGGTGTACCTTCCTTTATCTTATCATTGATAGCTTCCTCAATGTAGGCACGACAGGAGTGACGTGTTCCACTGTAGGGTACAATCATAACAGGACGCTTGGCTAGCTTCCTATCTATACCAAAAGCCAAGCACTTACGCCCTAACTCTGTATCCTCTGCCTTAATGCTGGCGATTGTAGCCTCTGCTACCTCAGTGTAAATGTCTTGAGGTAGGGTAGATGGTAATAAGTTAGTAGCCCTAGCTCCCTGCTCATCTAGTAGGATAGCTGACAGATGTTGTAGTCCATTACAACTACCATCTGCTGACACAGGTAAGCGTGTCTCAAATCCCCAACCCTGTTTAACAAGGGCTGACATCTCAAAGCACCACGCTAGGAATTGATAAGGCTTGTCTGCCTCTAGCCATAGCTGGTTGTCGTATGGGTTATCAACAATCCTGTGTGCTTCTTCTGCAAAGTCCCAAGCCCATGTTTCTCTATCGTTGAGGCTCACCTTGTCATTACCATACAGGTTAGCACCATGAATACACAGCCAACGTGCGTCAGTCCAATTATTAATCTTAACAGGGTAGCCAAACTCTAACAGAGCCTTGCTCCAATCTGCTGACTGAGGAGAGAGGAACGTACTGCTTGCATACTTGCGAGAACGAAAGTCATTCTGCCACACATAGTAGAACCTGTCGTACTTAGCGTACTGTTCTGCTATCTGTAGTGTTCGCTCCACTTGTATGCGCTTGCTCACGCTACGGTTGTTTTGGGAGTAGATAGCGTTACGCTTGCGTGACCACGCACGAAACTCTTCCCTCTCTCCATCAGTCATCTCGTCAGGCTCTTTACCAAAGGGATACACTGGTAGTGGTGTGTCTTCCTTCGCTGGTAGCTTGCCCCATTCCTGTCCGTTATCCCACAGATTACGGATGATGTCAAGTACATTGTTATTAATACGCCACTCTGTTTCCTGTAAAGCATTAAGACAGGCGTACTCTTGTGTTAGGTCTTGAGTACCCAACCTATTCAGGTGTTTCTTCAAGCTCATTTGCGCCTCACTATCGGTAGCTCGTCAATGTCGTGACCATGATATCCACCACCACGTACATCTGTCCACTGTTTAGGTGGTATGATGCAGGGTAGGTAACGTGGTCTTGATGTTTCGATGTATGCATTGAAGGCACTAATCCATTCAAGCGTACCCTCAGTAGGTATAACATAGGTTGCCCTACGCTTACGCTCTGTCTGTTGAGTGTCTAGTTTAACTATGCCTGTATGCTGAATGATTATATCAACCATCTTAAAGCCTACATGTACACGCTCAGACTTCTGCCATTCGCTTTCCTTGTAACCATCCTTGTTCATCTTGTTGGTCAGGCCATAGCGTCTAGCACCATAGGCTTTCTTCATTGCTTGCTTGATGGTGTTCCTTGCTACATCACCCTCGCTGTGTATCCACCTGTCTAACCTGTCTTGTATCTCCACGTTAGCACCGATGGTACGTGCTACATACAACAATGTGTTCTTCCTGCTGATGCTATCAACTAATGATATCACAGAAAGGTATGCCACTTGTTCTACATCCATATCTTTAATACGTTTCCAAGCTATATCTCTTGACTTGTTGCTTGGGTTGTCAAGGTATTCTTTTAATCCTTCTGCTACAGTATCCACAATCCTCGACACGATGGCTCTGCCATGTGCCGTGTGGGATTCCATACCTTTATCTACTGACCTGTCTCTAGCCTTCCTGAAACGCTGTATGCCACCTGTTAGCATCTCTGTTTCTAAGGCAAGCTGACTTTCAAATAGGTCACTGTCTGTTTCTAAAGTTACATCCAAGATAAGACCCCCTTTACATACTATAGATAGTAGCAATACTGATACCGAATACACCTACTAACATTAATATTAACTGATACCCACTTATGTCTGCATAATCATTCAGCATACCATATATACTTAGGATAATCATAGCTACTATCCATGTTATTATTACTATTGCTATCATTCTTCACCAAAGTTTTCTAACATCCATCGCTGTTGAGATGTTGTTACTTCTGCTTCTGGTTCTTCTGTCCACTCAGATAGACAGTTAATGCAGAACCACTCAATCATATTATCTACTGCTACTAGTGCTTCTGCTTCGCAGTTGTTGCAGTAAGGACATTTCTTAAATTGATAACTCATCCTGCTTACTCCATAATAGTGTACACTTGTCAGTGATTGTCCAGTTCTCATCATCAGTAGCTTCGCATAGGTGTGCTATTGCTACGTGACCTGCGTTGTCAAAGATATTTATATCAAACATTCTCTCACTCTGCTCTGGCATGATACCATACCATCTCTCTACATAACCTGCTATTTCTTCTTTGTCATTGGCTAAACATTTCTCTGCATATGCAGACAGTGCATCGCGTTCATAGTCTGATAGTTCTAATTCAAACTCTTTCTGGTTCATCATGCGACTCCTCTTTTACACGTAGCATTTTACCTGCTGTGTATCCATGTTTATATTTAATGTGAAACTGAGCTTGCTTATCTTTATCATACTGGTTGTCATAAGTCAAGTCATGATAGCCATTATGATAGCCTATAATATAGGCATCATCAAACTTATTTCTCATCTTCATACTGTCTCCTTCCACCACACTGGTGTGTCACTATGATTCCAGACTGCAAAGTTAGACTTCTCTCCTATGTAGTACGCACGATAGGCATCTACTGAGCAGTCAGTCTTGTATTGGTCAGGCATACACTGTGGTGGTTGAGTGAAGCCTTCGTCTGGTATGTTCTCTGGCAGTACACCAAGACTGTCAAGCAATCGTTGTGTCTTATGTATCTTACCATACCTGAGTGTGTAGTTCTTGCATAGATAGAATAACAAGTCAAGTGTCCACTTGTAGTGGTCAGTACTACTACGCACCCACACTGTTGAGGGATGATTGACATGTGTACACTTATACAAGTCTACATAGTCTGCCCACTCGTCACCATCTAGTACCCTATGTGCCGTGCTTAGTATCTGCGCTGTCTCCAGTATCATCTTTACTATGTGCTTGTCGCAGTGCATCTCTGCGGCCTCGTCTGCGTACTCGCTTAGATAAAAGATGTTCATTTTTTGTACTCCCCCTGCGTCTGCTTTGCATTACTGCTCTATGTACTGGTGTTACTTTCATTATCATTACTTACCATTTCTAAGTCAAGTATAATCTGACAGTCTTCATCATACTCAAAGACCTTATAGTTTCCCTGCCTACACATCGCTATGATGTCCTCTAGTTCTTCTATGTGTGAGAAGAATACTGGTTCATAGTTTTTATATGATGTGCCACTACTCATAGCTAAACACTCTAGTTGTCCTGAATCTTTGTCCTGATAGATAGATAGACTCATCTCATCATCAATAGGTATTCGTATGTTACACATTGCATCTATCCCTTATCCAATTACAAATCCACTAGCGTCCTGCTTTGCCTTGCCTTTAGCATATAGTGCTACCACTACACCTTTAGGATCAAGAAAGCGCAAGTCATCCTTATCACCATCTACTACTTGAAAACCTTTAAAGCTCTTAGGTATCTTGTCCTTGTCCCTAAATACTACTGCCATATTATTGCTACCTGTCATGGCATCTAATACCATGTCACTGTATCTAACACTAGCTTCACTGTAGCTAAGCGTCAAGTGATAGTTGTCAGGCAATGCCTTACGTACTCGCTTGATGTCTTTGGTGTAGTCATAAAATTGTACGTCTGGGAACTGCTCTATGATGCCATAGCGTTCCCAATGTATATCACTAGTCCCATTGAGCCTAACCACTGGCGTGATACCCTTCTTGATACAGTACGCCCTAAACTTAGTGATGTCTTGAATCAAGTCAGCAATAAATACCTCACGGAAATCACGCCACAAGATAGTTTTACGTTGTCTTGCAGCTTGGACGCTATTCATAGCACCACGTCCAGCACTATATAAACAACCTGCTTTACAACCTGCTAGCACTGCCATTGGACAAACATTGATTCCGTCCACTGTATCGGCTGGCGCAAGGTATAAGATAGCAGTTAAGTATTCACTGCCATCACCTTTAACTGTCTTGGCGTTATTACCCACGCCTAATAACTTTAGTTTCATATCTACTCCTCCTAGCTATAACAAGGTACAACGATATCAGGGAGAGTATACCGTTGACCCTATATTGTCAAGCCTTAGAAAAAAGACCTTTAGCATCTCGCGCTTTCAATGCCAGATAGCCTTGATTATTGGACATAGTACCAATAGCCTTGCCATACCTAGCAGTCTTGCGGCGAAATTGTACTTCTTTACGTGATACGATTGTAATTGACTTTTGCATTGCTTTCTACTCCTCGCAATATAGGCGCACCATTGCACCTTGTTATAGCTAGGGATTTGTCCTTGCTATCGGACTCCACCCTAGCTTGGCCAAGCACCCACGCCCCACCTTGCCA